CTCGACTGTTTTACCCTCAGGAAGGACCCGCGACCTGGTCGGCCTGGTGCCGCTAATGTCCATCGTGGGCGTCTGTGCGGCCGCTGGTGGCGTTTTATTGAGCGTCGGCTATAGGGGGCGGCGAGGCGATGCGCGGCGTAGCGCATGCTACAAAGCGTGTAGCATCGGGGTCTGCTTACTCGTCGTCTAGGTTCGGCTTCACCTTGAACTTGCCCGTTCCCAGGTAGTACTCGAGACCCGACCGGGCAACGTGACCCTGAACTTCCCAAAGGCCCGTCTCGTCCAGGTCGTCCTCGACGGTGGTGTATTGAAACTTGCCGTCGGTCCCGTCGGTCGTGAAGGTGCCGGTTTTGGTGACGACCGTGTTGGTCTGGGGGCTTTTGAGGATGACATCCTTGGTCGTGGCGGCCGAGATGTCCCGCGCGTTGCCGTCTTCGTCGACATCCGTGATTATGACGTCCAAGCCGATATGGAGCCGGTGGACTTCGTTGAGGGCCATAGTGTCTATCCTGCGTCAGTGAGGTCGGTGAGCTGGAAGTTGAGAGAGTCGCGGGCCGTGCCGGTCAGTTCGATTGACCCGCGGGCCGTGCCGGTCAGTTCGATTGACCCGCGGGCCGGTCCGGTCAGCTCGATTGACCCGCGGACGGGAGACTCGAATTGGACGGAGCCGCGGGCCGATAGCGACAGTTCCACCGCGCTCGTGGCATACTCCCGCTTGAGGTCTGGCGAGAAGGCGCCCTCGATGCCAATGTAGTTGGCGGCGATCAGTGCCGAGTATCCGGCGGCCAGGACGGACTGGAGGTAGGGCTCGTATTCGGAGACATCCATGCCGGTGAACAGTTGCCAGCGGACGACCTCGTCGCAAAGAGGGCGGAAGTCGGCCGGCGGCATCCATTGTGCATGCTCCTGGATGGCATTCCACATGGTTGGATCCGTGATGACGCGCGGAACGTCGTCGAGGTGACCGTCGAGGCCTGTGTCGATGTAGTCGTGTTTCTGCGGCGTCGGTTCCCCGTAGACACGAGTGCCGAGGTTTTCAAGGTGCCTGATGAACAATGTGGAATATTCGCTTTGGCGCGCCCCACACTTGGGAATCTGCGCGGCTGGTGGGTAGTAGTATGCAATGGTTTCGTTGGCCTTGTGGGCGTAGCCGGTGGCGTCCATTCCGATTGAACAGCCGGCATCGAGGAACGGCTGGACACAGGCGAGCGCAGCCTCCAGCCAGGCGGTCCAGTTGCCACCACTGTAACCATCGGACGGGTCCGGCTGCAGGTCGGTTCGGAAGTAGCGCGGCGCCCCAATGTAGCAGATGACCTCGTCAACGTAGGGTCGCAGCGCGGCCATGGCTTGGCCGAAATCGTCGGTGAGGACGGAAATATCTTCCGCGGGCGTGACGGGGTCGCCGGCCTCGTCGTTCCAGCAGTTGCCGGCGAGGGCCTGCTGGTACATGTCGAATTCCATCAGGGGGTTGCCGGGCCAGTTGTATTTGACTTGGCCAAAGACGCGGTTGAACATCACTCGGCGTACATTCCAGGTGGTGAGCTTCGGGATAACGTAGTCGTTGACGAAGCCGACCCATCCTTTGCTGAGGAGGGTTGACGACGCGCGGCGGTAGCTGTGAGCGTCGTCGTTGGCGCCACCGATTTGCACTTGGAGAATGATTTTGCGGTCGCTTTTTTGGTTCGCCATTGTCTGGCCTTAGGGTCGGAGGAGTTGTTGGCGGTGGCGGTTGCTGTCGTACGCATCATCATCGGGCGTACCAGCGAGGACATTGACGGCCCCCACGGCGCCGCCAACGGCCCACGCAGTACCGTAAATGTCATAGTCAACACCGTCGATCAGGTCGCGAGTCAATAAACGACCGGTCAGGGCTTCGCCCACGGTTGGTATCCAGTCGTCGCCACCAGCACCGGCGGCAGCGGTCATCGCATCGGATGTTACATCATCAAATAGATCAGATAGATTCGCCCCGCTCGCGTCGACGCGGATCCCAGCAGTGGTCTCTCCGGTTCTCCAGTGCGAATTGACAACCATGCTCTCCAGACTAGGGTGCCAATTTACGCGGTCCCACACATTCGCCGCAGACGCGTGCATGTAACAATTGCGAACGGACCAGTTAGTCGCGGTGTACATAGTCCAGCCACGGGACCACAATCCGTCACGAGTCGTCGACGCTACGGCAGTCACGTTAAGCCAGAGAATATGATCCATATCTGCACCGAATTGGGCGGGACCATCAAAGCCCATATCGGTGTCGTCGATGTCTTCGAGGATGATATTTACAAGTGCGATATTATTTTGAGCGTAACCGGCACCCTCAAAATAGACTCCCTGATATTGTTCTTTTGTTACCTTCCAGTTGTAAATGATGACATTGTTAACGGCCCTGTAGGTTTGAAAGCAGTCCGAATGGTGCCCAGCGAATGCGCCTTGAAGCTGGTTCGTCGACACATTGCACAGCAATACATCGCCGGAAGGATTGCCGCCAAGATACAATTGATCGCCGTCTGCCCCAGCGTAATCTACTTCAAGGTCCCGCAAAATCAAGAATGTACCAGCCAACGTGTTTGTTGAATCCTGGAGAAAATTATTGTTGCTTCCTGTTGCACCGAAATCATGCACATATGTGTTTGTTATCGCTAGATTGTAACAGTACGCACTCCAGTCCGTGGGCACACCTGACGCACTACTGCCCCACCACTTGAATTCACAATCGTCGATCCACTGGTAAACAGTTTGCCCAGAGCCGAAATTGTAGAATTTTCTCGCAGTTGTGCTGTCTAAAAATTGGATCGTAACACCAAAATGCTTCATGACTCTCATGCACGGGCCGCTGCCAAGCACGCTGGTGTTTTCGCACGTAAGAATCACATCAGCTTTATCCAACCCGGCTTCGCGTGTAACGAACAGATAATGATCGTTATCGACAGAAGACGAATTTGACGACCCGCGTCCATTACGACAGTGGACTCCAGCCTTTAGGTAGACCGTGCTTCCCGCGCACTGCATCCCATGTCCACCAGCTTGACCATTGACCCATGTCCTGATTGCCATTATGGCATCACTAATGCTGTCGTACGGGTTGTTGGTGTCCCCGAGCACCGGACTGCCGGACGCATTACTTGTTTCGGCCCCAGACGCTGTGGCCGTGACACCAGTTGCATTGCCGTGCAGATCGTATTCGGTTACGGTCTCGTCTGCCTGGAATTCCGTGTTCGTGAACGGTGTAATCGTAAGCGTGCCGCTGCCGGCGCTGCCTGGATTAGTAACAGCTTTTGCACCGCTTGTGCCACCGACCACCATTGTCAGCTCACCGAACGTGCCGCCAGCTACGTCAGTAACGGCCAGCGAATACGAACTGTCGACAAAGGCAGTGGTGGTTGGGAAAGCGTCTGCGAGGTCAATATACACCGGCAAATCTGGCAACGTTTCGGTGCCAGTGATGTAATCGGTGCCGGCCACCGTGGCCTTAACCGTCGCCTTTGCCGCAGCCGCACCGGCAGTGGCGCCAGTGATATCAAACCTCGCGCGGTAGACGCTGTACTGCGAGGCTGGCCCGTATGCCCCCTCGCGGGCCATCGTCTGCTTTGTAATGGTCGCCTGATATGTATCGCTGTTTGCGTCGGTGAGCACTACAGCCGAGCTTGCAATGTCAATTCCGTGTTTGTGAAACGCACAAAAATAGATGTCGAGAGTCGTAGACGTGTGATACTGTTTCGGGACAGTCCACCAGCAGAAAATTGGTTTCGGCTTCACCGCCGTAGAATTGTTCGTCACCGCACCGCTCGACGCAGGCGCCGTGTCGTAGCTGGCGTCGTAGACAACACCCTCTTCCGCGATGTTGATCGCAACGGCCTCGCTGCCAAACGCCGTGTCGTACTCTGGGTGGCCATGAGCGTCGCCACTCAAGTACGCCTTGATCGTAACCCGATCATTTGTACCAACGTCATTGTCTATCGCTGGCTCGGAATTTAGCGGGTCGAGGATCGCACCAATCGTTCTTTCGTCGTCGCCACCGGAATCGACCACGACCGACAACTCCTTCGCTGTGTTGACAGCGATCGAACCGGCATCCCACGAGCCGCTGATCAACGTCCAGGCAATCGTCAGGATGTTGCCGGTCGCATCAATGCTCGCAACTGGCGCTGCGGTATCAGCCATTTGGCCTACTCTCCTTCACTCATCGGCGCTATCTAACTAGCAAGGTGGTGGCGTCAGCTGCTCAGCGTGACAATCAGTGTCAGACCGGCCGTTTCAGCCGCATCCGATTTGACTTTGACATACGGGCAGGAAAAGACCTCGAGCGGCAGCGGATACGCTTCAAGATACGCCACGGGGTCAATCGTGACGGCCGCAGAATCCTTATCCTTGAGTTCCCGATAGGTCCCGCCTTCGACATCACAGCCCCAGAAGGTGAGCGCGTCGCCATCCATGACGTCCGTTGCCGGCATAAAAATCGTCCCGAAGGCAAAACCTTCTGTCTGTAGCGCATCGCTTAGCTGGGCGTCCACTGCAATGGTCAGGATTTGCTTGGCTAAGTCCCGATTCATGTTATTCATGGTGTCCTCGTGATGTTTAGGATTGTTTGTCACGCTCGGCGCGACAAAGCGGAGCATATCGAGCGTGTTCTAGTTCGATTTTATGGAGCCGTTGGTCAATGTTGATAACGTCGTGCGTAACGGCATTCATTTGTTCAGTCAGACCAGATTCGATATGCGACAGACGCCGCTCAATTTTTATGCACCATGGCACGGCGGCAGTGGCGATGAGGCTTACGATTGCAATGGCGACCGCCTGGATGGTTTGTGCGACGTCGGGGTTCATGGTCTCGTCTTTGTACGAATGGCATGTCCAGTGTTTAGGAGGGCATCCTGGAGCGTGCGGTGGGGGCCGAGGAAGACGTAGCCGGGTAGGCGGTCAAAGGACAGGTTGGCGAGGAGATTGGCGACGTTTCGAGGGGTTGGAATGTGAACGGTGATATCGAGGGTGTTTTCGAGCAAATTTACAACGAAGCGGGTAGCGGCGCGGCCGGCGTCGGTGTGGGCTTCCGGGCAGTCGACGCCGATGAGTCGGATGGCTGGCCGGAAGCGGCCGTCGAGCAGGGAGTAGACTTGGGTATCACCGTCGCGCGCGGAGATGAACCGCGCCGCCAGGGTGAGACCGAGCGGCGGGCGGTTCATCGGTTATTGGTTCGGTGGGTTTGCTTGAACGGTAACAACAGGCAGATAACGAAGGCGGAGCGCGTATCCACCGAGGAAAGGGCGGGGCCGTGCGGTCCAGACAGGAACGCGCGGCAGCGGAGCAAGGATCGGCGGGGCGGGGACGGCATAGAGATAGCAGGATTGGCCCGGACAGCAAATCGGCGCGGCAGTGGTGGCGCTGACGAGCAGGAGGCAAACGGTTGCGAGGGCGACGGCTGCAAGGGCGAATAATCTCATGGCGCAGGGTCCTCTGGCGTGACGAATTCGAGGCGGTATTTAGTGTCGGTGTCGGTGTCGATGGTCTCGGCGTTGGGTTGGCCGAGTAGGTAGCCTAGGCCGCCGGCGGCCAGGGCGGCAGCGAGCGCGGCGGCGGGTTTCCAGTTCGTGCCGGTTGAGGGAGCGTTGTTTATGGTGACATCGCCGACGTGCAAGTCGGAGTCCTCCGGGGAAGCGGAACTGGCGGCCGTTTTTGCGCGGTTAGTCCGCAGGACCTCGCGGGCGTCCTCCAGTAAGACCGCTTCGTGGGCCAGGCGAGTCCCCCCCCATTTCTTCGTGAGCCACTGGAGCGGTGTCGGTGTCATCGGGCAGGAATTCCGCAAGGTGTGCCCGTGCCCTTGCGGCCTCGGCCTTCACATGGTCAGCGTGCGTGTGGGTGCTGAAGGCGTACCGGCGGGCAAGGGCGCGGGCGTCAGGGTCCATGGGTTAGCCGCCAGCGGCGCTGGTGGACTCCGGTCGGTTGGTTTCGGCGCGGGTCCGACCGGCGCCGGCCTCAGTTACCAGCCGCTGGCCGGTGCCTTCCATGAAACTCACGTTGTGCTTGCCCTCGAGGTAGTCATACCGGAGATTTTCGGCGTAAGCATCCGCGCCGTCGGTCCGGCGGGCGTGCGCGGCGGCTGCACTCTCGTGGATGCGGAGCTTCAGGAGGGCGACGTCGGATTCGGTCATGGTTTCGGTTCCTTCTACAGGTGTGGTCGGCGATGAGTCGCCGGGGGTTGGGATATCGAGCGTTGGCGGTTGGTCAGCCATGTGCTACTCGACCGGCACCAGCCGGAGGTCGAAGGCCTCGCCGAGTCGGCGGGTCTGGGTGCTGATGATTTCTCGGTTGGCGTTGCGCAGGTTGATGGTGATGGGTTGGAGACGAGCGGCGACGGCGGCGGCGAGCTGGTCGAGGTCGATGGTGGCGTCCTGGCCTTTGGGACCTGGGGGACCGGGTGGACCGGTGGGTCCGGTCGGTCCGGCGGGACCGCGCAGGCCCTGTGGTCCTTGTGGTCCGGGCGCACCGGGTTCGGCTGTGCCATCCGAACTGACGGCTGGTGTGTCCGGAGGTGCCGGGGCCTGCGCGGCGGGGATTGCCGGACAGATAGCCGGCGGGCAGGTCGTAGATGGGGCTGGTATCAGCCAGCGTGGCCGGCAGGTCAGCCCGTTGCGGCAGGCCGTTTGCCAGATGACTTTGAGGCGAGTCCCGATGGTCGCCGCAGTGCCCTCTGGTCCACAGCCCCAGAGGACGGCGACGAGGCGACCGTTGCGGTCAAACACCGGTCCGCCGGAATCACCCTGGCGAACAGCGGCGGTGATCTCGACCCAGTCCGGCGGATGACCGACGGCTGGAAGCAGGTACTTTCGCGCTTGTCCCCATCGCTCTCGGTAATCACCGGTTCCGTAGCCGGCGACGGCGAGCCATTCACCTGGATTCGGTCGGTCGGTCCTGACCTCGATGACTTGGTCGGCGAGCTGACCAGCCTCAACGATCGCAACGTCCCACGTGGAATTGCTGAACGCGACGCGTCCGGTCGTCCACTGGCTCGTGGTGTCAATGCGAATCGGCCAGTGATTGCTGGCGACGTAGACCGCCGGGGCAATGACGTGGTAAGCCGTGAGGATGAAGGCGTGGTCGGTGGTCTTCCCGACGATGGTGCCGGAGCCGTGGGCAGTGATGCCGTGCCCTTCCGGGACCGACAAGCGGACGACTCCCGGGCGCGGCGTGGCGGCTTGGGCCGGCAGGACCAGGAGGACGGCGACAAAGGCGGCGATTAGACGAGCGTGCATCGGTAGGCGTAAAAGGTAGAGCGGGCGAGGTCGCATGGTTCGGTCGCGCGGTCGGCGAGGTTGGGGACGGGATCGACGCCAGCGGCGCGCGAGGCCCAGGCAACGGCCTGCGAGCAAAACAATGGCCGCCGGTTGGTCGCGGAGTCGTCGATATCCGGCGGGAGGATGAGGCGGAGGCCGGGGAGCCGGCGGGCGACGGCGGCCAGAATGCCGAGCCAATTGTACGGGCGGCCGGCGGTACGGAGCATGTGGCGGACGGCCCGGTGAGGCGACCAGGCGGTGTTGGCGGTGGCGTTGGCGGCGTAGTGGTCGACGCGGGCTGGGTAGCGGATCACCTGGCTTTCGAGGGTGACGAGCCGGCCGCCGGACCAGCGCATTTCTGCGATCATCGGGAGGCCGTGGGTCCAGATGACCATGGCAGCGTGGCAGTAAAGGCCGCGGCCCAGGCGGGCAATTGGACTGCGGCGGCGACGGAATAGCAGCAAGTCACCGTCTTGGATTTCGGGCAGGGCGTCGCGGAGATACCGAGTATTGGGGGGCTGCATTACTCCCACGATACGGAAATCGGGAAATAGGGGAACGCAATTAGGGCAGTTTTTTTTCGGTATCGTGATATTTGGCGATGGCAGTGCGAATCTGGCAGCGGTCGGCCTCATCGAGGCCCTTCAGCGTGGCGAGGTAATCCTCCTCTTCGTGTTCGAGGTCCTCGATGGTAGCGATGTGGTGGAATCGGAGGCGGCGGACGATGTAACGAGAGAGTCCGAGGGCCGGATGATCCAGCGGGACCGATTGTCCATTGGCGAGTGGACCACCGTGCATCTTGGCCTCTGCGCGGTCGATAGCCAGTCGTATTTGGGGCCAAAGTCCGCGGGAGGCAGCAACGGCTACGAATCGGCCGAGTTGGTCGGCGGCTTTTGTTGGGGCATAAGGTCGGTTTTTCACGATAACGGTGGCACCGGTGGCGGTGGCGCGGTTGGCGGTGCGGGTGGCGGGTTGTCGGTGCTTTCGGTTGGGCGTTGTATTTTGATTACGCCAAGCTGGTCGAGGAGCGTGAGGGTGGCGTGATGGGACAGGGCGGCGAGAGCTTGGGTGTGTGGTGTGACACGTAGGAGATAGCTTTGGTCGGACTCGTCGACCCGGCGATCAGGGATCTTGTGGACGAGCGCGGCGAGGTTTTGCGCGGCGCTTTGGATGACGAGATTGTTTACTTGGGCTTGAGCGTGGCGCTTTTGCGCGAGGACGTCGGGAAACTGGATGGTCGGGGGGTGGCCGTTGTGCATGATGAGACCTCGGCTAGTAGGGGAGGAAGGGGAGGAGAACGGGTTGGGCGGGAAGTGTTTGGACCGAACAATTGCGGCGACGGCGGGTCGGAATAGGCCGACGTTGGCGCGGTAGATGAGCTGCTCAGCTGGGTCAGGAAGTACAAGATCAGGCCTCGTGCCCATTCATTGCTCCGATTAGGATTTCGACGCGTGCCGGTTCGCCGTACTGCTTCTCGACGAACTGGTTGACGATTTGCGCGTCGTCACGCCAGACGATACCGGTCAGTGCATCCTCAACAGCACGCACGAGTTTGGTGCAGTCTGGTTTTTTGTCGGGCCAGGCAGGCGCACTGGCTTTGAGTTTCGTGGCATTCCGACCGGTCCCGAAGTGACCTTTCGGACGAGGTAAAACAAACCGCAACTCCATGAAAAGCGGCCCTGACATCAGCTCGTGCTGAAACACTTTCACCGCTGCGTCTCGGACACACGCTTGCCAGTTTTTTGTCCTGGGGTTGTCGTCGGTGACACGCACACCTTGCGAGCCATCCTTACGGTGGAACGGAAACGCACGCTTACTGCCGGCAGTTTGCGGCATGCCGTACACGATGAAGCTAATCGCCATGATCCATACTCCGAGCCGCTTCTGCGGCGTTAACAGTTCTCGCAATACCAATCGCCGTTCGGCTCGTCATCCTCGTCGTGGCACCACTCGATGCACTCATAACAAAACAACAGGCCGCAGCCAGCACACGCCTGTAGGTCGCTTTCTGTGTCGCCACACGAAGCACATTGTTCCATCACTCGCCCTCCTCATCATCCGTACCTCCAGGTGGTGGGTCTTCCCAGACTCCGTACTCGATGACCGATAGCTCTTCGTAGGCGTGGGTTATGGCGCGTTCGCGTGTGGCGAACGGTCCCCAGTGGAAGTCACGGTCGTCGAGTCGACGTTCGGGGTCGGATGCCGAGCCCATGGCCCAATACCAGCCGACTCGACGGTGACCGTCGTCGAGGTAGCGAGTCACGATGTAGTTGTCAGCACTCATCGTTTTCTCCCCTCGCCGCACGCGCGGCTTCCTCGGTGATGTTGGCGACGATGGCCCGCAACCGCTCGATCTCGTCGGCGATTTGCTCGAACAGTTCCGCATTATCCTCGTCGACTTCGGCTAGCGCCCGCAATTGCGTCGGTGCATAACAGACGCACTCAGCGAACGTGTATGCGCCGCAGCCGCTGCACTTATCACTCATCGTTCCCCCCCCGCCGCGGGCGGCTTCGTTGGTATCAGTTGACGTGCACGGTTGATGTCGTGACGAATCAACGACGCTGCCAATCGACAGCCACGATGAAATTCGTGGTCGCCTGTGTACTGCTCAAGGAATTTGACTCGCTTCAGCACGGCCTGAAGGATGGCGCCGTTTCGATACGCCTCGTATTCGGACTTGGTGGGCTCATTCATCGTCCCCTCCTAGCTCAGTTGGCTCGTCGGCCCTTGCCGGCCGGCTGCACGCTCTGCTCGTTTCCGTATCGCTCAGGGTGGAGCGCCCGGAATTCCGCGCGGCGACGAGCCACCTTTGGATCTTCCGGCCGATCCTCATGTGCGACCGGCGGACGTCCGTTCCGATCCCGCCAGGCCGCCTGGTCATCGTCGTAGTGCTCCCGGAGCCAGGCGCAGGGTTCCCAGGCGTACTCCCCCTGACCGCGGCCTGATGCCTTGTAGACCTGCCACCGGCGAGCCATTTCGGCGATCGGGTCGTCGTGGTCCTTGGCCAGTAGACGGACGGCCGTGGCGTAGTGCTTCTCGGCACGCTGCCTGCCAACCTTCGGCGTGACGTCGTTCCAGAAGTCGGCGAACCCGGCCCTGATCGTCTGCGCAGCCAATTTGGATTTCTGCGCAGTCTGCGCAGCAGATGCGCATTTATCTTTAGGTATAGGTATAGGTCTTAGGTAAGATAGTTGGGCGCCCTCATGGGCGCACTCATGGGCGCACTCATGGGCGCTACCATGGGCGCTACCATGGGCGCTACCATGGGCGCTTTGCGCCCATTGGGCCTTATCCTGCGCATTGTCATCCGCCTTCCGATGGGCGCTTTCCGCCCATTGGGAATCGTTCCCATGGGCGCACTCATGGGCGCTTTGCGCCCATTGGGCGTCGCATCGAAGTTCGTCCGGGTTCTCGTCAAGGGGGGCGTCTTCGAGCCCCAGAGCGGACTCCGGTACGGTCACCCAGTAGAGCCCGGACTGGTGCCCGCGGCTCTCGTAGTGTAGCCACCCAGCATCGATTGCCCGCTGGCGCCAGGCAGCCAAGGTTTTGAAGCGCCTGGTCCCCACGAGTGGCATCAACTGCTCGTTGTAAAATCGCACCGCGCCGCGATACCGCTTCGAATCTTCCTGTTGAGCGATCATCGTCAAAAGGCATACTGCCTCCGGTCCGATGTCATTTGCTAGGCAGGTCTTGGCCATTAAGCGGATGGCCTTGGCGGCAAAATACGGCGGGCGTGTCGGATAGTCGGCCATAGTTCCATCCTCCATCAGCCATAGCCATAGCCATAGCCATAGCCAACGTCCATTCATTCGACCCAATAGCCGCGGCTCCACGGGCCGCAGTTGGGTTGATGTCACGGCTCGCCTGACCACACTGCCTCCATGGCATCAGCTTTTCCGGCCTCATAGCCAGCGTTCCACACCTCGCTCCAGTCGTCTGCTCGGCTGCCCGCCGTAAGGATCGCGAGCCCGATCAAAGCCAGGCCAGCACCGCCGATCGCGCTGGCCAAACAGTAGAGTGCGGTCATGGTTCGTTCTCCCGTAACAGTGCGGCCAACTCACAGTCCGCCGTGTGCCCTTCGGTCTCTCGCCGCATGCACGCGGGGCAATGCCCGACATGCTCACCGCTATCCGTAAGCCTGATCATGACCCATTCCAGCCGCTGAAGCATGGCCATCTGTCGCTGGCATCGCTTCTGAATCGCCACGAGCTGCTTGAATCGTTCCGCGGCTAGCTTTTCATGGATGGTCAATGTCCCAATCCCTTCGTGATTCAGTGAACGGCCTGAATGTTCCAGTCACAAACTCGGGGACACGCCCGCCCGCCTCGACGACATCCTCCAACCGGTGCACTGGGCCTGCCGTGGTGACGTCTGTTGCGTTGTGCCACTCGTGGCCGCACACCAGGATCCGGTCGTCACTCCAAATCATCCTCGTTCTCTCCGTCTGTCGCAGCGGTCGACGGGAGACGGGTTCAAATCTCCCGTCTTCCACTGCTACACACCCGACTGCTAAGGCTCCTTGTTTTCCTCATTGCGCCGAGGGTTGCGATTCCACAGCCGCGCAGCATTCGCCGTCCTCACTCAGCAACTGGTCGAGATCCGCGAACGAAATGCGGCAGTTGCCGTTGTCGCCCCAGCCACGGCCCCAACTGTTGCGGATGCTGACCAGCTGGGTGCTGCAATTGGCTCCATAGCACAGCACGGCATGCCCACCGAGCAGCCTTCCATCAGCGTGTATCACGCCTTTCAGATCAGGCTCTTCCATCCCCTCGTACCAGTTCACCCCGAGCACGAGCGGCCCGCTTACGAGCAGGTATTCGATGGCAGGCGTCAATCGCCATTCCCATCGATACTCAGAAATATGGCCTGTTATGGTCAGCACTTTCGCGGCTCCACGCACCGAAGTTCCCTCGTAATCCTGCCCTTCCCACTCGTCGTGGTACTGGGCCAAAGTATAGATCCCATCGGGCGCAATCGGGCGCTGCCTCACGGGTGACGCCGCGAGCCAATTGGCCCAGGCGTGGCCGACGCAATTCGGTGCGGCGCCCTGGTCCGTTACCTGGCCGCAGCGCCAATAACGGTACTTGCGCGTCGTGCGGCGGGTGCGCAGCCGATAGTGGCGGTCCCTCGTATCGGCCACGTATTCGCGCCCGTAAGTACGTGCGATTTTGTCAGTAGCGCTTGCCATATCGCTTTTCCCTTCTGGTTTCGGCCCGCTTCATCCGCGCAGCCGGATCATAGGTCGAGTGGGTCCCGCCCTCGTCAGGGCACGAGTCAAACAGTCCGCCACAACGATCGCAGCGGTACAGGTCCTCAGTGCCCAGCGGCTTGCCGTGGATGCCGCACAGCGGGCACCGAGGAGTTGTTGGGGGAGCGGCCACCTTGCTGCGCCCCCTGCGTTTCTTCCGTCTGCTTGTCGAGCTCATGTATCTTGGGTAAATGCTACGTGGCGCGTCCGGCGCCACGGTCTGGGTCTGGAATAGGGGCAGGCCTCTGTTGCAATGGAGCATACGGGGTGCGGATGTCGATGACCGATTTTCGCCCTTTCTCGAATCCTTTCTCGAATCCTTGGTTGAAGGCGTTTTCCCAGCAGTCGGCCTGTGTGCCACGGCTGAGCATGGCGATACCGAGGACAGCGAGCCCGGCCCCAACCCAGGCACCGATGAGTCCAGCGGATACGACCGTGGCGGCGTCCATGACGGTCTCCTTATGGATTGTTTGGTGCGGCCGGTCGTGGTTACGGACGTCGGGCCGCGACGACGCGGAGTTGGTTCCTCGGTGATGAGCCGGCGCACTCACGACTTACGCCACCCATGCCGGCGGTGAAGCGGCGTCGGCTTGGCTGGTGGGGTCTAGTTGCCACCGTTGGCGGCCAGGGCGGGCCGGTGTGTGTCGCCATAGTATCAGTCCCTGTAACTAAGTGCCCGCTGGCTCCAGTTTAGAGAAGCCTCGCGACGGCGGGCGCGCCGATTCGGCCACTAATGGGCCTGTCTCATCGTGGGAGGGTTTTCTGTTTTGGTGCGTTTTGCTTCGCAGTCGACTGCGATGTAATCCAGTCGAATCGTTCCTGCGCGATTTCGAGTAGCGCGGCTCGGTGTCGCTCGTCGGTCGTCGGGTCGTCCTTGATCGCCTGGATGAGGCATTCGAGTGGCCTGGCGGTTTTCATCTTCCGAATCTTTTCGGCGATGCGTCGGGGTCCTGGGTGCTGTGGTCCAAATAACTCACCCGTAGCGGCGTCCACTGCCCGCTCCTCCAGTCGTTCGGCGTCCGCTGCCGTGTCCTTCGGTTCGTCTACGGGTGAGTCCAGAGCGGCCTCCGTGCCGTCCTGTGCGGCCTCCGTGTCCGCACCGTCCGATCCATCCGCCTCCGTGCCGGCGCCCGTCCTGGGTGCCGTCTTGGCGTCCGTGCTGGCTGTTAGGTGCGTTGTCAGGTCGGCAAGCGTTTTGGGGGATTCCGTTGCCGCTGTCACCGTCGGTTGCGGGATGTCCAACTGCTCTTCCACACATGCGACGCCGGCCAGGACATCCGGGAATAGGTCACGCAGCGCGAAGGCCCGGGCACGCATCTGTAGCATCCGCCACGGGTATTCGGTCCAGGGGCCAGCTTTGCCCCACAGCCGTGCGCGTTTGGCGTCTGATACAGAGAATGTGCGAGTCACGGTGGCATCGCTGTGCCGGTGGACTGTGCATTTGGCGAGCATGGCCTCGCCCTGCCCATCGAGGCATTCGACAATACCAGCGAAGAGTGGCGACGCTTTTACCAGGGCCAGCATGGCATCACCGAAGAGTGACGGGCGGCCGTTTATGACACATATGGATTGCATTGCCCGGACCGGTCCCATGCCCAGTTCGGCGCCGTACTGCATGGCCACTAGGCAGTTGCCTGGCTTTCCCCGGTATTCCTTTGGCACCAAGTCTGACTCCGCCGCGGTCTCAGCGAACGACTGCAGCGCGCCAATCGCACGGGCATGGCCGAGTAGGTCCAGTTCGGTTTTTGTGGCTGGGGTGTCGCTGGTGGCGAGAGCGTTTGTCATGGTTTCTCCTTCGGGGGTTTGAGGCGGCGTAAAACACGGAATTCCTTGGCGTCGACCGTGTAGGCCTTACGCTTCTGGAGTTTGTGAGTGTAGCTGGTGCCGTTCGGCATCACGCCGACAGACGCCGACCCGATGGCCGCGCGGAGTTTGTTCTCGCACTCGCGGATGGTCTCGTCGATGTTTTTGCGTTCGGCCTTGGCGTTGACGAGCCGATGGTCCCAGATGCCTGCCTCTGCCGGCAAATCTATAGTCTCACCATCATCGACCGGATAGAGCTTACGTAGCGCGTCTGCCGTCGATTGCGACGCATCGGCGTCCGGCGGCGTACCGGTCTGGACGAGGTCCCAGAAGCCGCGTTCGCTGTCAATCATCGCCTTTTGGAATTCGGGGTCTGCGGTGAACGGATAGAGGCGAAAGTCGAACCCGGCGATGAGGACGGCCACGAGTCCCCAGGTGTGGCCGGTGACGGCGAGCTGGTGCTGGGTCTGCACCTGGTAGTGCAGTGGCCAGCGCTCCTCCCACTGTTCGCGGGAGAAATGGCCCGCTGTTTTGATTTCGACGACGCCGGGACCGTTGGGGGTTGGCTGGTCGTCGAGCTGGAATAGTTGGTGGACCGGGTCCGTCGCATAACGGAGCAGGCCGTCAAGAGTGCAGAACATAAAGGGGTGGGCTTCCGACCGCTGGATGGTGTAGCGCCCGGGATTGCAGACCGGGATGCCAACGCGCCGCTTGACTTCAGCGCGGACGGCTGGCTCTAGAACGTGTCCCCAGTAAACGCGGGGGTTGTCTCCAATATCATCCGGTTCGATGTCGCCGCGCTTCTCGTGGTAGAGGGCGAGCGTCGATCGCCACGGGTCGCAACCGAGAGCGGCCGGGGCGTCCGAGCCGCCAAGGCCGAGGTGGCGGTCGCCGAGCCAGCGGTCACGTTTTGTTTGATGGGTCATGATTCCTCCTGTTCTACGTCCTCGACCACGAGCTGCCAGTCGCTCACCAGCACACGGTAGACACGGTAGCGGTTCAGCGTGCATCGCCGATTCAGGCGGCGGGCCTCGAGTACAGCGACCGACTTCGTCATGGCCACGTATTCGAGCGCGACCTGGTCATCGCTGGCAACGGCGTACATCTCGCGGGGTGGCATTTGCTCTTCTCTCATGCCCATTCCTCTACGGCAGCTTTTACAGAAGCTCGTACTGCAAGCGGGATGAAAGCCGTCCGATTCTCGGCCATCGTCTCGTCTCCTCGTGTTCGAGTGTCCGCCCCGTTGTGGTAGGTTAGGTGGTCAGTTCGCCGGCACCTTCTCAATCACGTTATCCTCTCCCGTGGCTTTATCGTGCTCCAACAGTCGGATTACCTCGCCGGGTAATCGGCGAGAGCATCGCGAGGTAAAATGCCAAAGGGCAATCTTGCGCATTCTCCACTCACCGCCGAACAACATTCGCCCCCTGCTGACGATGTATATTCGGTATATCAGGTTTTTCTCGGCCATCGTGTCGTCCTTTCAGGTTCGGGTGTCGGCAGTGGTCATTCCTCCAACCGATAAATCGTCTCACCGGTTACGTGGTCCTGGTGGAGACAGATGATTGTGTAGCCAGCTTTCCGCAGGTCGCTGATTCGCGACGTGTACTTGCGCGATATCTGCGCCAACTGGTCGTTCGTCGCATCGCCACGCCTGAGCCTGTCAATAATCAGCCGGCACTGCCGCGAAAGCCGCGGGTACTCAACACGCGGCAACGTCTTGTCGCACGGCTCGTAGTCGATGCCGTACGTGGTGTCGTGCGAGAGCTCGGTGAATAGTCGGCGTTGGTTCATGACACAACGTATCCGTTCCATCGTCATCCATTGTTGGCGTCATCGACGCCGGCACGCCGGTCGGACAGGATCTCTCGCATCATTCCTGTCGTTATTCATCCGCTGCACCCTCCTCGACCTCCGCGTCGCGCTCTGGCTGGACGACGACTCGCATCATTCCTGTCGTTATTCATCCGCTGCACCTGCGCTCCGGTGCAGGCCGCCGCGGATGACCTAACAAACGCCTCGCATCATTCCTGTCGTTATTCATCCGCTGCACCGGGCCGGTCGGTTCGGTTTCGGAATCGGCAGAAGACTCGCATCATTCCTGTCGTTATTCATCCGCTGCACCCATCACCGCCGGCCGGCCCAATCCAGTGTCCCTGTCACTCGCATCATTCCTGTCGTTATTCATCCGCTGCACCGCCGACGAGTTCGTCCAACACGTCGCCCACCTGGCCCTCGCATCATTCCTGTCGTTATTCATCCGCTGCACCGTCACACACAACTTCTCGTACAATCGCCCGAGAACTCGCATCATTCCTGTCGTTATTCATCCGCTGCACCGGGGCCGGCGCTCTCCGGTCCGCCCGTCGCAATGGATCTCGCATCATTCCTGTCGTTATTCATCCGCTGCACCTCAGAGAACGACAACGTCGAAACGACGCTGATGTACTCGCATCATTCCTGTCGTTATTCATCCGGTGCACCGGGGAGACCACGGCTGCGACCGGCCTACGGCGTTTGCTCGCATCATTCCTGTCGTTATTCATCCGCTGCACCGGTGAGAACCCCGCAAAAGCCATGGCCTCGGCCCAATCTTCTCGCATCATTCCTGTCGTTATTCATCCGCTGCACCGTGATTGTGGTCGGCTCTTCATCGCCCAGCTGCGCCGCTCGCATCATTCCTGTCGTTATTCATCCGCTGCACTCCCTGGGGGGGGTCGCGGGTCCTTTTTCAGGATCGCTCGCATCATTCCTGTCGTTATTCATCCGCTGCACCGTGATTGTGGTCGGCTCTTCATCGCCCAGCTGCGCCGCTCGCATCATTCCTGTCGTTATTCATCCGCTGCACCAATGCGAAGAGCAACGGGAAACGGCGATGAGGCTTTGCTCGCATCATTCCTGTCGTTATTCATCCGCTGCACCCCCGCGCTCGCTACCCGCAGCCAGCACACGACTTACGCGCCCGTTTGCGAGCGGTGCGTGTTGGTGGCCGCGTCGTCCACGTCCGAGCAGGTACCGCGCGCCCGCAACCGCAGGGATCAGAAGGTTTTGCGATGTGCGAGCGGCCCCGGGGTTTGTCGCGCCACCCAGCCGCTCGCGGAGCACATAACGTCGGCACCCGTTGCGCACGCAGACCGGGCGATCGCTCGCCAGATACCTGGCCGCACTGACAGCCACCGGTTCGCCGCACACGCGGCAGGGCAGCGTCAGCTTGCTTTTTCGTCGTCTTGACCCCATCCGTATTCCTGTCGATGCTGTGCCACGCCAAGTCGTTTTGTCGTCTGCCATTCGATGGCATTGGCTGCCATTTTGAATTTCAGACGGCCAGCAAACTGAGTCCACGGAAACGGTATTCCGCGCACTCCAAACCACAGCTTGTCGCGCAATGGCATGGTCGGTTCGCGGTAGGCCAACGCGCCGCAGTCCTGTTTGATGCACGCTGCGACGATGTCCGTAACGAGGTGTTTTGTGAAGCGGTCTTCCATGTCGCAGAAGGCGCGGGAGAACGGCCGCAGCGCCCGATAGAAACCTTGCTTGCCGTGACCGCGTTTGGCACCGTCCTTGTAGCGGTTGCGGATGACACGCCGGCGGATCGCCAGGCGTCGATACTCAGCTTCCAGTGGCGCGGCGTCACCAACGTACCAACGGCGTTGAAATGCGCGGCCGCTGGCGTCCCCCTCGGGAGGGAAGAGCAGTTCAAACGGACCGCGTCGACAATCGGGGCCGGTCGGCGTCAGGACGGCGACACGGTCGATAGTTAGGGCGTGGTCACGCGCCGGCTGCTTGTAGGTCAACTGGAAAAACCACGCGCCGCGTTTGTGAACCAGTTTCGAGTCAGACATTTTCAGCTCGCCATGAGCGATGCGACGCACGACGGCGCGATTGCCTTTGCTGAGCTGCCGCACTTCCAAACGACAGATAGGCGACCGCTCACGCATGCCAGCGTTCTTGCTGAGCAGTGGAAATCGTACGACGCACGAACTGGCCCCGCAGTGCCGCATCGCCTCTGCGTTGGTCTCCCGATTGAACTCGCCGCAATAACAAATCGCAGCGGAGTTGTTGGGGACAGGGATCGCCTCACCACGCCAGGAGGGGGCGGATATTTCATAGGCTAGGATGCCCTGCCAGAAGTAGCGGGCACTGCCTGGATGGTTCCACGGCATCTTCGCTTTCAGTTTCGCCAGAACCTCGCCGCGGACGTGTGTGATGACATTCGAAGACACACGCGGGGCAAGCCGACGGGCGGCGTAATACATCTCGTTCTCTTCGGCCTGCGACATCGCGGGGTCTTCCAACACGGGTTTCCCAGCGGCGCTGACTTTCGGCGACCCATCACGTCGACGCCGTTGGGCCGGCTGCCAGTCGGGGTTGTCCTCTCGCCACCGGATCCAGTGCCGCAGCGCTCCGTTACGAGCCAGATTGCAGTCCCGAGCAACCTCGGCAAGCAGTGCGTGACAACGCCTGGTCGGCATCGTGAGGCACGCCCCGAGCTTGATTTCAAGCACCTGCGTCGGCATCACGCGACCCCCACAACAGAGGCGCTGAGAGCGGCCACCTGGGCCGTAAGCCGGTCGTTCTCAGCCTGCAATGCAGCATTTGCAGCCTCTAACTCGGCAACGCGGCGGCGCAGGCGTTCAACTTCCCTGAGAGCGGCGGCCTTCTCTTGTGTTGCCTTTGTGGCAGCCACGCGTTGCGTGGAGGCTTCGGTCTGTGCAGCCTCTAGGTCGGCGTGTGTTGCGCGTGGCCTCGCCACTGCTTGGGACTGCCTCGCTTCGACCTGCCGTTGTTCTTCCCATAACAATTCCATGGCACGCAAATCGTAGTTATGTTCTGACCATTCAGTTTCGCGCGGAAACATGCTGCGGATGGCAAGCAGCGTGTCAAGCTGCACGTAGCCGGCGAGGGAGGCGAAGAAGTGCCGGGACAGGTAGTCCCTCGCCAGCCACTCATCCCCCTCGAATTCGTCAGCTATCCAGCCGATATCCTGCAACACCTCGGCGGCAAGGCTGACGCGGCGGTAAATGTTCTGGTCTGCCAGCTTTGCAAGTTGCCGCAGCTCGATAAGACGCTGTTTAGTTTCCGCTCGGTCCATCCGTCAGTCTCCTTCTGTTGAAAACAGCGGCAGGCGCCCGAAGACGCCCACCGCCAAAACAGGAATGACGCCCAGGCCGTGCGCCTATGCGCGAATATCCGGGCTTTCGTTTCGCCGGCCTTCTGCGAGAGTTGCCGTGCGCTCGTGTACCGGATACCTGGACGAACGAATTGCTCCGTGCGTAACGCAGGCGGTTTCCGGTTTTCTTGACCACGGTACTACTCGCCTCTCATGGGGGTGCGAGTCCCCCAGTGTTTTGTGCTACTCCTCTTCCCCTTCATCGAACGGCAGCTTGTTTTGCCAGTCCGGCCCGCCGTGAATCATGTCGAGCAGCTCGTCGTTCAGACGGTCGAAATTCTTCTTGCAGGCAGATGCTTCGTCTTTCGCTTCCGTCCATTCCAGGAGCGCTTTACGTACCGCCTTCTCCTGCTCCACGATTGAGTGGTAGTGATCGAGTTGTGCGTTGTTTGCCATTTTCTTCTCCGGTTAGAAAAGCACCCGGCGCCGGTTCCCGCTGGGTGCAAACGGGCCGACGTCGGGTGCGGATGTCCCGCGGACCACCCGCGGGCGTCATCTGGTCAAACGACAAAACCCCCACCACGGACCGCTGGCAGTTCCAGTCGCGTGGCAGGGGCAGCAAGGAGCGTGCGAATTGAGGAAGCAGATACACTGCCAGTGTGCCTCCGTGCGGGAGGGTTCCTGGACCGCCTCACGGTGTTTCGGAAGCGGTCGGTCGCTTGGGTGCAACCGGTCGTGGCAGAGGCCACAAGAGGTTGCTACTACGGTTTTGTGTGACTGAAGTAATCGCTAATTCTACTGTTTCCCCAACCCTTTGCAACCCCAATTCGAGAAAATTCTGAAACAGCGCACAAAGAGGACCATCCCCAGTGATTTAAGGGTATAGCTTATGGGTAGTTAGGACAAGAGTGGCGACGTTTTCAGACAGTCGAAGTCACTTATGCTGGTGTTTTTGTGTCCAATCACTGTTTGACCAGGACGTCGGCCCGATTGTGGGATCAAATACCCACCCGTTGCCTGGGAAACTCGGCCTTTTTGCTGCCGAGAACACCATGTCGCTTCCTCGTGAAGCACCCCTTCGCCGCCTGTGCGGCTTCCGTGCTTACCGTCGCTGCGAGAGCTTTTAATCGCAGCCGCTTTTGTATTCCGGCTCATTTTGGGGTTGGGAGAATGTGCCGGCACGACGTAACCCATTGTGTTAGAGGAATCTTGTCCCTTCGCTCAGTACACCAATTGTCCACATATGAACATTTGCTTCAAGTGGCACCCACGAAAAAAGCATCCCCCTCGTGCCGGAAGGGGATGCCCAAGATTCCTCTGCCGCTCTAGCCGTCACGGGTGAGCGAGACCCGGACAAAGCTCTGATGGCTGAAGCAGACAGGTCACAGTTGCCTATTTTACGTGCAGCCGCTCGTCAGTCAAGGCTTGTCCTTTTCCGGTGGACGCCCTGTACGACGCGGAATTTTCTTAAATTGCCGTAATTCGTCGGTGGTTATAACCCACCGTCCACCCAACTTAGCACCAATACGACCCTCTGCGCAGAATTGTCGCATGCGCTCTTCGGTGATGCCCAACCGGACGGCAGCACCAGCGGCCGTCAGTAGATTTTCTGTGCTCATCCTCATGTCCCCTATTGTACCGTGAACCCAAGACTTTACAATACGTAGAGGCGGCCTGAGCAGTCACAGGGTCCGTAGTAGCACGACCCCCGAGCCGTCGCCGGTACTCGCTACTCAGGCCGCCGGAAACTCAAGCTGAAAAGGACTCCCCAATATGGCTGCCACTTGTAGGGTCAACGCGGACACGTCGCAGTTCGCCGCGTTCATGGACGAACTGCAAAACGAATTATCGAAACATTCGGCCAAGGTCACGCCGGAAGTCCGCAACTGCCTTGTCAATATCTTCACGAATTCCCCGGGCAAGCTCGTCGCATTTGAGAGTCAGCCCGCATCCATGGGGACAATCACGGTCACCGTGGAACCAACGCAGTTGCTTCTTGATCTGCTTGCCACAGTTCGGGCAGGTGACTTCGATGATCTGGTTAAGCGATACGATACCCATCATTCCGTTCCATCCTGATGCCGAAAATTCCAATAGGTAAGGACGCCGGTTATCCCCTACTTGCTAAGCTCCCCCGGTAGGACTCGAAACGAAGCTAAAACATTTATGTTGGTAAAGGATACCGTCTGCACGGATTGCGCCGATTACGGTAGCTCTTACGTGGAGGGTCATCCTATGTCCGTGTGGGGGTCGATAAGAAAGGCACGCATCCAGACGCACACCTCGGAGGCTGGACTGATGTGCCACCGCACGTTAGAGGAGTTTTTCCGCAGCGACTACCTACTGGTGCGGCCGCTGCGGTCTTCGTCCGTGCATCAGCTCACGACCACGCTTCGCGTCCTCGATCGCTGGCATGGAAGACATGTGCGGCTGGAGCAGCTATCTGCTCACCTCGTCAATCGGTTTCTGCGGGATCACGCCGTCGATCATGCCCCCAAAACGGTCTCGCGGCGCCGTGGCGATCTACTGACGCTGTGGCGGTTCGCCGCCGCGATGAATCTAGTGGACCCGCCGCCGAAGCACATCCGGCAGGTAACGCAGCCGCGGCGGATCCCGAGAGCGTGGACCCGGGACGAGATGAGCCGGATGTTAGACGCCGCGGACCGGGCGCAGGAATATTACCGTACCGGCATTCGGATCGGTGCATTTTGGACTGTATTTATCCTGCTCGTCTACGATACCGGCCTACGTCTCTCGGACGTGTTGGCGCTCACGTTGGCCGAGGTGCAAACGGGCGAATTCGAGGTGGCGCAGGAGAAGACCGGGGAGGCGATAATCTGCCGCGTCCAAGAGGTCACGTTAGCCGCGATCGCCAAGACAGTGCCGCCACAGCGTGAGAAGCTCTTACCCTGGCCATACTGCCGGGAGTACTTCTGGAAACACTGGAAGGAGCATGTGCTATTGCCAGCAGGATTGCCCGTAGGCCGCAAAGAAGGCCCGCAGAAGCTACGTCGGACTTCAGCGAGCCACCTGGAGGCCGTGGCGCCGGGAGCGGCCATGCGGCACCTGGGGCATCGCACGCCGGGGCTGGCGCAACAGCACTACATCGACCCGCGAATCGCCGGCAGTCGGCCACCGCTACCGCCATCGCTGCTGGGTTAGGTGGATGGTTCCGGTCCCGGCTTGCGCGGTTTGGGCTTGCGGCAGTCGCGCGGGGCGATGAGCCACTGCCAGCCGACGCGCTCCGCGTGAATGCGACCGTCGCGGACGTAGCGGTGGATCATTTGCCGCGAGACACCGAGCCGGGCCGCGGCCTGGGCAAGGGTAAGGTATTTGATGGCATGGTCCTCCTGTTCGTGTGCGTAGCGGAAACCACCCCCACGCTCCCTGCCCAGAGCGCGGTGGTGGGCGCCGTTAAACTTGATAACAAAGGCGGAAAGTGCCGCAGTCAACAACGCAAAGCTCACATCGTTGCTGTCCTCTCAAAGCCTGACAGCGTTCCCAATAGAGTCCACCGTTGATTTCCTGGCAGTGACCCGGCTCGCGCCATTGTTGCGAGTGGCGGCGGAAATCGTCGAGTGTGTCGCGTGTCTGTGACACACAGTCATTGTCTTCGTCAATGCTCTCCATTTGCCACTCTGGCCGTGTGCCGTCCATGCACTGTGTGAGGGTGTCTGGGTCAGTCTCGCGACCTAGGCAGAGTGTGCGAGCGAGCAATTCGTAATCGGCAGGTCGTGGGTTTTCCATCGGTCATCCTCCTGTTCGTGTGTGGTGTCTCGTAAACGCCTCATGCCCTAATTATACATATCGGTTGCCGCCTGTCAACCAGATTATGCGAAGAGGGGCCATTTTGGCGAAAATTTTAAGGCGTGGTGGCGTAAGAGGTTACGTCACGAGCGGGGAATTATTTTGCGGTTTGTTCCGGGCCGCCGCGTGGCGTGGTCAGTTCAGGCGGATGGCGGAGAATTGACCGTTGTTTGCGGAGCATGCCACCGATGCGGTGGCCCGCAGAGTGAGGTCGGTATCGGCTGCGAAGGCCCGGACACAATTGGCACCGATACGCTGCGAGACCGCTACCGACTGGATGTAGAGGAGATGGCAGAAGCAGGCCATCCACGGGCGGCTTTGTTCGCCCTCATAGAGCGTGACGGAAAAAGCCGCGGGCGTGGCACTGGCGGTATAGCCGCCGACATCCATATCGAAGGTGAGGAAATAGGTGCCAGGCGTCACGATCGTGAGCTTGTTGTTGGCCTGATCCGGCGTCACGCCGTCGCTGCTACTGCCGTCGGCGTTCCACCCTATCGTCTCCTCTCCGCTGCCGGTGTGTGACCAAGCACTCGTCATGTAGAGCTGGCCATAGTCGGCGATCGGCTGAGATGTTCCAAGGGCGACCAGCGCCCATTGGGTACCGGTGCCGTTTACGTGGAGGATGCGCGCGGCGCCGCTGGAGCCGCTGGTGAGCTGGGTGTTGTCTTCATTGGTGACGTCGGCGTGGGTGTGGTCCTCATCGGTGATGTTGATTTGGCAGGCGGTGAGTCCCTGGAGAACGGCTAGACCGATTTGGCCGGCGGGTATTGGTTCCTGGGCAATGACAAAATTGCCGGTATGGTCGTCCGTGGTCGGCGTCGTGACTGTCAGGGTCGGGGCGTTTTGGAATTCGTCGAGGTTGTCGGACGGGGTAAAAACGACGGACTCGATGCCGAGGACGGCGAAGCGTGGAGCGTCGGTGGAGCTAACGTTCTTGACGAACAGGCGGCTCGGGGAGTTACCAGTGGGACGCTGCGGTGGAGATGGTGCGCCGCCAAGACCCTGGTGGTACGCCTTGGCCGTAGCGATGCAGGCGTTGTAGTCGTCGGCCGGGATAGAGAGGGTCTGCCCTCTGGCGACTTTTTTGAATGGTGGCATATTATGCGGGCGTGGCGCTCATGCGGACCGGGGCGTCGGGTGCGGATTTGTTCGTAATGGTGACGCTGGCCGGATCGTAGAGGATGGCGCCACCGTTATGGACGAGCGTCGTGATGGTCCGGGCAAGGCCGCTACCCGTCAGGTCGACGGTACCACCGTGGAGGTTGAGCGTCGTGATGGTGCCGGTACTGTTCGGGTAGGCGGTGCCGTCGCGGACGTTTAGGGTGGTGATGGCGCCGACCTCTTCCGTTGTGAGCTGGCCACCGAGGACGTCGATGGTGGTACAGGCGCAGCGTAGGGTGGCCTCGCCCTTTACGGTGTCGAGATTTGTGAGGGTGACGCCGGCGCCGAGGGTGAGCTTGGCGCGGTCGCCGACGGTGCGGGCGGTGGTGACGGTGGCGGTCTCGCCGTGGAGGCCGGCGACAGCGACGTCACCGTCGAGAACCGACAGGATGGCGATGGCGGAACCCTTCAGATAGAGGCCATGCTGACCGGTCGCCGGGGCGGTGGCGGTGTCGAGGATAAGGACGTCAATGGCGGCGGACCCGAGGTCGATGTAGCTTTCGCCGGTGCCCTCGAACTGGAATCGGTTGGGGTCGATTTGGAGGTAGCCGGCGGAGGTCCCGATGGTGCCGGTGTAGCCTTTCTCGACGATGACGTCGCCGAGGGCGACGGCGGACTGGTTGAGCCCGGCGGTGATGTCCTCGGACGAACTGGCGGGGATGCGGACGTGGTCGGTGGCGACCGGTACGCCGGACGGGGACCAGTTCGCGGCGACCGACCAGTCGCCTTCGTTGCCGGAGTCGTCTCCGACCCAGGTTTTGTTGTCGGCCATGGGGCTAGGTTCCTATTCCGATGATGCCGAAGTTGGCGTATTTGTGGACTTCACAGACGTAGGCGAACTGTGGGCTTTCAATGAGGGCCTTGGCGGCAGCGTCTTCTTTCTTGACGTAGCGGACCCAGAGGTAGTCCCAGCCTTTTTTGGCAACGACCATGTCTCCGACACGGAGGGCGGAGACGTTCGGCGAGGCGTCGAACTGGAAGGCGATTTCCCAGTCTTCGTTGTTTCGCTGGTTACCGTCGGCACCGAGAAAGAGGACTTCGCCGGGTTGGAAGCCGCGGAAGGGGGAGAGCGAAACCATGCCGGTAATGGTGGCGAGGAGCCGGACGTAGCTGCGCGTGACCATGGCGGCCGGCGGATAGTAGGTTTCGGTGAACTTGAGGGAGGGGACCGGTACGTCGACGCCTTCGACCTTCTGGTCTTCGCCGGAGCCGGTGACGCCGATTGCGCCCTTGTAATCTGGGGGATTGCCGGCGCCCGGGGCAGCGTAGGCGGTGGTGTTGTAGGCCTGCGTGATATGTTGCGTGGAGCCAGATGTCGAAAAGCTAAAGAGCGAATCGCCGGTCTGCGGCTGGGGGAGCTTGGTCTGCTCGTAGGGTTCGTAGTGGGCGGTGGCTTCGTAGATGTCTGGGGCGATTTCATCGAGGTCGACCGAATGGAGAAGGTAGTTGTATCGTTCCCGGGGCACTTGAGCGACGAAGGCGGCGCGGGCCTGCTCTTCGGTCGAGGCGCCACGGATGATGTACGGAATGTCCCGGGTGCTGGTTTCGCCTTCGGCAAGGCTGATGCCGTGGGCTTTTTCTTCGACGGTAATGGCCATCAGGAGAACCGTGGGAGGTGGTTATCGCGGGCAAACTTGCGGTCGATGCGGTTGAGGTGTCGGTTGGCGAGTTCGAGTTCGCGGAGCTGTTTTTCGTCCATGGTGGTCCCGGACTGCAGGGACTGGACGGCGGCGGCGTTGAAGGTGCCGCGGCTGCCGGCGGGGGTGCCGGGTAGGGTGATGCCTTCAATGCCTTTGCCGATTTCCACGGCGGCCTGTTTCATCTTTTCCGGGAGGGCAGCGGCTTCGCGGAGGGCTGGTGGCGCTTCGGCGTCATTGATGGCGGCGGACCAGTCCTTGCGAGCGTCGCGAATTGCCTTATTGGCCGCTCTCAGTGCGGCCAGGTGTTTCTCGTCGGCCTGAGCTTGGGCGCGGTCGCGGTCCTGGTAAATACTACGGAGTTTGGCAGCTAGGGTGTTGTTGATGTCCTCGAGTTGTTTACCGTAGTGTTCCTGGACGCCTTTGACGACAGCGTGTGGGTCGAGTCCGGACAGGGAGGCCAGGCCTGCAATGATTTCGGCAACTTTGCTTTCGATGTAGGTCCATGCGTAGGAAATCGAAGAGACGGCCGCGTTGAAACTAGCAGCCATGCCATAACAGAAGTCGGTCCATTTGTCGCGGATAGAATCAATGGCAACAGACAGACGGCTGGCGCCCTTTACCCAAATGAGGTTGAGCGAGGCCCAGAGGACGTTGGCGGCGGCGGTGATGTCGCCCCGGGCGAGTGATTTGGCGACGGCGCCGAACGTCTTTGAGGCGAACTGGCCAAAGGCACCGAAACGGCCGCTGAGCCATCCCATAAGGGCGCCGCTGGTGTTGGTAAAGCTAAACAGCGTGGCGCCTAGCGCGGCAACGGCAGCGCTAACAAGACCTATCGGCGAGAGGATGGCCATAAATGCGCCGGCAATTGTGGTGGCAATGGTGGCGATCCCGCCAATGGCAAAGCTGACCGTGCTCATGGCGGCGCTTAGAGCGATGAGGGCGACGCCGGTGGCGGCGAGCGCGGTGGCGGCCATGGCGGCGCCGATAACGAGCTTTTGGTTGGCCGCAATCCATTCGGTGACGCGGCCGACGGCCAGGACGGCCCATTCGGTGAACTGTCGGAACGGTCCTTTTACGGCCTCGCCGACGGCGATCGCGGACCCTTCAACGGCGCTCATGAGGCGGCGGAAGGATCCGCCGAGGTTATCGTCCATCTGTTGTGCGACGTCGTTGGCGGTGCCTTCGGCGTCGCGCATTTTGGCTAGCAGGTCGTCGAAGGCGCCGGCCCCTCCGGCGAGCTTCAGCGCAGCGGCGGACCCGCGTCCGAAGAGCTTCTCAAAGATGGCAAGCCGCTTTCCGGAGCCGTAGGCTTTTGTCATTTCGCCGAGTTCCGCCAGAACAGTCGAGAGTGGCCGGAGGTCGCCGGCGGAGTCGACGGCGGCGACGCCGATGTTCTGGAGGGTTTTTTGGGCACCGGTCGTGGCGAGGTTTTTGTAGGCGCGGGCCAGGGCGGTCCCGGCCATACTGCCCTTGATACCGTTGTTGGCCATCAGACCCAGGGCGGCGACGGTCTCCTCGATGGACGCGTTGGCCTCTACGGCGAGCGGGGCAACGTATTTGAGGGACTCGCCCAGGTCCTCGAGCGTCTGCGCGGAGGCGTTGGCCCCGGCGGTCAAGACGTCGGCAACGCGGCCGGAGTCTTTCGTTTTGAGGCTGAATCCACGGAGCGCTGCGGCGGCGATTTCAGCGGCCAATGGTAGTTCGGTGTCAGTGGCGCGGGCGAGGTTCAGAACGGCCTGGGTGCTGTCTAGGATGGCCTGCGGTTTGAAGCCCGCGCGGCCGAGTTCGATCATCGCGCCGGCGACGTCACTGGCGGTAAACGACGTGGTGCGGCCGAGCCGCTTGGCCTCTTTCTCGAGCTTCTGGAAGTCGGCGGTAAGGGCGCCGGTAACGGCCCGGACGACGGCCATTTTGTCCGCGAAGTTGGCGTAGACTTTGGCACCACCGATGAAGGGGAGGAGCGCGGAGGCACCGAGCTTGACCATTTGGGTGCCGATGGCCCGAGCATTCCGCGCATAGCGTTTGAGCTTTGATTCGGCAGCACGCAGGCCTCGCGAGAGCGGATTGTTGTCCGTTCCCATTTCGACGTAAGCCTTACCTGCTCGAATTCCTTGCGCTGCGGCCATAATCGGGTGCTGTGCGTGGTACGCGGAGAAGGGCTTTCAACGCGGTAATGTCGCCCTTCGGGGTGTTGGCGTGTCGTGGCCGGTCGATTTTGAAGGGGTAAAAATCGTCGAATCGGAACGGCTTGGCGCGTTTCTTCTTGTCGCGGTGGGCCTCCGCAAACTGGGCGGCTATCAGGGCGGTGTGCTCCCACTCGTTGCGGCGGCGTCCCTCGGCCATCCAGGTGAGTTGGCGGAGGGTGAAGGGGCCGGGGTGGAGGCCGAGGATTCCGGCGAGCTGCCAGATGAGGCTATGGACTCGTTGGCTACTGTAGCCGGGTCGATTTGGTCGAGCTTGTCCTTGCCGAGCTGAAGCATGAGCGTCTCGGCGGTCCGAATCTTTTTGATGAGCCCCCGGAGGTTGTCCCGCCTCCGGGGGTCCGGGAAAAAATCTATGAGCGAGTTGAGCAACGCCTCAGTGGCCGCTAGGATGGCATCGCCGGCCATGGCACGCCCGAAGTCCTCTTCGGTAATTTGCCTCGACGCGGCCTGGTCGCTGCACAGGACGTACAGGACAGCGACGCGCGTGATCGGATCGTCGAACAGCGTTGACAGTAGCTTTCCGTCGGGGTTGCCAATGTCGAGGAGGTCGACGTCGAGCGCGCGTCGAACGGCCACAATGGTCGTGTAGTTGATATCGACCAACCAGTCACGACCGACGCGATCGGTAAAGCGCTGCGGTGTCGGCTGTTCGGCCATGCGGTTTAGGCGGAAACGGTGTACCAGGTGTTGTAGGAGCTGGGTTTGAGGGTCACCGCGGCAATCAATGCCTCTTCGAGCGGTTCGGTCCGGGTGAAGTTGGTGACGCTGAAATTGCCGGCGAGGCCTTGGGACCCTGCCGCATCTTCAGCGCCGTCCAATGCGGCGATGCCGATTTCTGTCGGCGTATCCCAGGCGGTTTGGACCGCTGTAAAGGCAGCGTCGCCCGGATCCCAGACCATCTCGAATTCGAGGGAGCCGTCCTTGAGCGTGGCGGCGGTTTGTCGCCATCCGTCGTTGCCGCGGGTCGTGATGTCGGCCTCGCCGGTCTCAAGGTTGAGCGTGAGGTCACGCACGTTACCGATGAGGATCCAGGTTGCGAGGGCCGGGGTGTTGTCGCTGTCATTGATGAGCGTGGCGCATCTGTACAGCTTGGCATTCATTCCGAGGACATATGCCATAGTTGATACCTCCGGGGGTGCGTATCGTTGGTGTGGTTACTTGACGGAGTCGCGCCAGATTTCGGCAATCTGGTCTTGGGTCTTGGCGAGTGCGGGGCGCATGTAGGGTCGGGGGCGATAGTTCCAGATTTGGTTTTGCCAGCCGGCGCGCTGGCCACGCCGGGCGGCCTGCCAGCGGCGGGCGCGGATGCGGCCGCCGTATTCGAGGACTTGGGCGCCGGTTTGGCGGTTGCCTCGCTGCTTGTAGGGACGCGGACCGACGACGACGGTGCGGTGGGCCTGGTCGTAGCCGAAGAATATGAGGTTGCGGAGATGGCCGGTGTGGCTGGACGGCGGCTGGCCGGGCTGGCTGGTCTTCTTTCGCTTGCGGATGCTGCGCCGAGCGGTGACCCGAACGAGTGCGCCCGCACGGGCGAGATTGCGGCGGTGGGCGGCGTTGACGGCGCGTATAACCGGCGCCTTGTCGAAGAACATGGTACCGGGCGTGATGTTGGGCAAAATCATTCGGAATATTCGAGCGTGATGACGGACGAAAAAACTCCGGCCTCGCGGAGTGCCTCGCTGTTGAATAGTGGGGAGTGTTGGTTTTCGTTGATGGTTCGGAAGTGTTTACTATCCTGAGTTTGGCCTTCGAGGCTGTCGCCGATTTCTTCCATCAAGAGGACGAGCGCGTCGGCCTCGGTTTTGGCGTTGGCTTCGCTGGTGTGGGCGAGCTTCTGCTGGACGGCGACGTGGACGGTGTGGAATTTCTGGCGGGTGCCGCGGGTAAGGACCACGGAGCGGCGGGTGCCGGGATAAACCGTGACCGTCAGATCGGCGAGGTCTTGGGCGCTGGTAATTGGCGTATAGCGCCGAGTGGCGGTGAATTCCTGGGAATAGCTTTCCCCGTTGAGGAAGGTCTTGACGGCGTCGGCGAGGTCGACGTGTTCGGCGCCCATGGGTCAGGCCTGGCTAACGAGTTTCGAGTGGATGCGCAAAATCACGCCGAGCGGGTCGGCGCGGTGGAACACGTCTTCGCCAACGATTGGCAAGACTTCGTAAGTGTGGACAACGTCGTCGTCGTCGGTGTATTCGATGATGTCGTGACGGTTGGGGCTGAGACCTTCGAGGTCGGAGGCGAGGACTAGCCAGTCGGTGGAGTTGACGAGCGTCTCGGCGCCTTCGTCGTCGATGGCCAGCCGAGTGGTTTGGGAAGGGGTGGCCGTCAGGTCGTCAATGGTGGTGAGGCCTTGGGAGTAGCTGACGGCCACCCCAGCGGTTGCGTTTAGGTTGGCGCTGTGACGTGCCAGCGCGCGTGCTTGCAGGGTCATAGGTCAGGAAGCGGCGACGATGGCCTCCACGTTGGAGATTGCGTCGGTGACGATTATCGGGATGCCATCGACCTCGGTGGGCCGGGGCGCGGGGGCACCCGTGGCGTTGGTTGCGGTCCGACTGTCACGGAGCTGACGCATGGAGCGGCGGTTCATGACGATCAGGTTCGGGTTGCGATCGGCCGGGAAGTTGGCGAGCGACTCATAGATCAGGTCATCCGTGAGGCCGCAGCCGGCATCCTCGGTCAGGTTGCAGATGCGCCCTACCGTGTAAGCACCACCGATCTGGATGCCTAGCCACGCACAGGCCGGCGTATAGTAGATCGGATAGTGTGCGTCGGCTTCGCAGAAGTCTTGGACGATGGTCTCGCCCAGTTCGAGCGGGTCACCGTCGCCCTTGTAGACTGCTTGGACGCCGAGGTCGCCGACGTTCATTAGCCACACACTGGACCCGGTCGTGGCGGTGGTGCCACCGGCGTCTGTGACCATGGTGTCGCCGGTTTTGTCGAGGGTCGCTTCATCGCAGAGGCCGGCGAAGCCGGAAGCCGAGCCACCGTTTTGCGTGACGGTGCCGTTGATGAGCTGGACTTCGTAGGCGTAGAGCGCCGCGCGGAGGTGACGTGCACCCTCGCGAGCGATGAGGGCCTCAGGCCCACCACGTCGCCACGCGTCGGCGACCGCTTTGTCGACACCCCATGAAAAATCCATGATGGTGAGGGTCTCGGTGACGACGGTGTCGGTCGAGTGGTCGAATTCGCGGCCGGTGTTTTCGGCACGCCAGCCGACGGTCGGGGCGCCCGTTTCGTTGATGTACTTGTGCGTCGTGCCGTTGCTGCTTTCGATCGCGGGGAGTCGGGCAACGAGCGGCGCGCCGTTCAATAAGTTCGATATTTCGGCACCGGATAAATCCAGTGCATCCGCCACATTGTCAGTGGAGGCGAGAATGTCGTCGGCCATTGTTCTTGGTCCTTAGATGCTGATTCAAGATGAGTGATAGGTGGGAGGGTGGGTTTTGCGTACGACGCTGCTGATTAGCGTCCGGCGATGCGGATGCGTGCGGCAAAGCCCTTTTTACGTGGAGCCGCAGAAGGGATGGGTTCGACTTCGCCTTGGTCCGTCTGCGGAACGGACAGGCGTTGCGTCAATTTTTCGTTTTCCTGGGCGAGCTTCTGGGCGTGGAGGTCGTGCGCCTCTTCCCATGACTTGCCTTGGACAAACCAGACGGCGCCGTCGGGTCCCCATTTGCTGAGGTATTCGGCGCCGGTGTGGGTTGTGGTGGAATCGGCGACCGGTTCGGGAGCGGGTGTCGGTTGGGGCGCGGTCGGCGTTTCGAGTTCGGTCGGTTGTGCGTCGTTGGCGAGCGCGACGTCTTCGTTGGTGTCGTTCGTTGGGGCGGGGGCTTTCGGTTCGGTCGTGTCGGTCATGGGTGCGTGGTCCTTGGTGGCAGGAGTGAGGATGAGGTCGTGGTCGGCGAGGAATCGCGCGACGAATTGATGGAGTCGGTCGGGGTCAACGCTGAGGGTGGCGGTGGTAGGGCGAGTATCCGTCAAGCCAAGCGCGTAGGATGCGAGCGCGTCGGCCTCTTGGGCGATGTCTGCGCCGCGGTGGAAGAGTCCGTCCGGGTTAGCCGCCGGCGAGTCGACGACGTCGGCGGCACGCAGAACGGCAAGACGAGCATGCGGGAGGTTGTCGACATTGGCAGGATCGGGAGAGCGGAAGATGCCATTTTCGTCTTCGTGGTCTGCACTGAATCTATCCTCCGCGCCGTAGTCGGGATCGAACACGATAGAGACGCCGAAGGCCTCGGGGTCCTCGGCGGCGAGGTCCATGACGTACTCCGCGAGATCACCGTCGGGCGTTTTGTGGCCAGCCTCGGAGAAATGGATGTCGGCAATAACTTGCTCGCCATCACGTTCAGCACTCATGGCGCGGCCGAGGAAGGTTCCGAGACCGTCGCCGGACAGAGACGGGTGCGTGAATCGCACCTTGACGCCTTTGTTGGGTCGGTTGACGGCCTCGGCGACGGAGTCAAGAAAGTCGGAATCGAGCCAGAAGCCGTGGCCTTTGGCTTCGCCGGCCGTAACGATGGATGCGTTGCGGATGATGCCGGCGCCACGGTAGCCACCAGCGCGGTCGATGGCGGGTTTGCTGCCGCGCGCAACCGGCGCACGGAATCGACGCGGACGATGTTGGAGAATCGTGGTGTCGGTCATGTCGATTAGCCGCGGGTGTTGAGGAGCAAGGCCACCGACGTGATGATGCCGGAGGTCACGGCAGTGGAGTCGTCGTCCAGCCAGAGCGCGACGCGGAGGTCGAGGAGGGAACCGGGCAATAGGTCGGTGCTGGTGAGGTCGAAGTCTTTGTCGGCCAGGGTCGTCGAGTTGCACGAGACGGCGTCGCCTGTGTAGAGGTCGCTGCCTTCGGCGTTCTCGCGGTCGTCGATGTAGACGTTCAAGTCGACGGCGGCGGACTGGTCGCAAACCGCGGTCAATACGCCACAGTGGACGCGGACCGTAACAGGCGAGGCGTCGACGTATTCAGGCGGGAGCGTGAAGAATGACCGGCCGTAGTAGACAACAGCGCCGGCCTCCCCCATGTCCTCAGACTGGAGCGTGATGCCCTGGGTACCATAGGTGCCGTCGAAAATTCCTAGGTCGTCTGTGGCACCGGTGTTGCCCAGGAGGGTGTGCGGGGCATCGTGGACGCGGAAGTCGGCGAGGTTCAGATAGTACGGCTGGTCGAATAGCTGGTGGTGGTCACCTTTTTGGATGAAGTCGTCGGGGATTAGGTGGCTGGCCATGGGTGGTTAGTCCTCGGTTGCGGTGGTGATTTCGGGTTGAAATGCGGTGGCGTCGGCGAAGGTGATGGGGACGCCTTTTTCGCGGGCGTAGTCCAGCACCTCTGCGGTCTTGTCGATGTTTTCAAAGACGTCGGTCCCAACCTCGCGGCAAACACGCTGCGGGTTGTCGAAGGCGGCGGCGACGGCCATGGCGGAGCCGCGGACTTCTTTCGTGGGGTCCCACCATGGGACGCCGTCGGGGACCCATTCCCAGGTGAGGAAGTCGAAGAGCTGGCCTGGCGGAAGCTGGAGCGAACCGTCGGCGACCATCAGACCGAGACGCCAGGCGGTCCAGGCGTTGAGTAGTTCCTGGATGTCAGCGATTTTGGTGCGGCAGGATTTTTGGTATTGAATCAGACCGCCGCGGCTACCGTAGAAATTCGTGAAGGATTCGTCGAAGAAGCTGAAGGGGATGTCGAGCGATTTGAGCGCGACTGCCACCATGAGCTTCAAAAAGTCGACGGTTTCGGCGCTTGGCGTCTTGCTCTCAAGGAACTCGGCGTCGTCGCCGGGGTTCAAATCGAGTTGGAACGGACCTTTGCCGAGATCGACTTCATAGCCGCTGTCCTCCACGCCGTCGCTGTTGGCGTCGACGGTGGGGGTGGCGGTACCGGGACCGTGGAATGGCGTGTCGCCGTCGCGGGTGATCTTGAGGCCGAAGAGCTGCGCCACTTTGGCTTTTGCTAGACCGTACTCGAAGCCTTCATAAGTGTCCTGGAACCAGTTGAGGGCGGCGGCGACGGGGGAGATGCCTCGGCCTTGGTCGAACCGATCATAGAAGGCGTGGAGGAAGGCGTTGCCGGCAGGAATTTGGCGGTGGCGAGTGAATCCGGTGCCGGACTGGTCTCGATAGCTGATGCCGTAGTCACGTGTAATGCCGGCTGGGCTGAGTCGAAGACCGTTGCGCCATTCCTCTCGTTCGCGGCGATTTAGGTTGGGCGGATCGACGATGCGGTCACCTTCGATGACCTGGACCTTGCCGCGGTTGAGGCCAGCGGCTGGGGCAAATTTGACCCAAAGGACGTCACCGTCTTTGACGCGGCAGGCTTCGGTCAGCCGGACGGCGCGGCGTAGTGGGTGGCGGCGGGTAAGCTCGAAGTTGTGCGGCTTGCCGAGGTCCTCGAGGACGAGTTCAAGGGCGGCGTTGAAGGGACGGTCGGGGGTTTTGGCCTGGAACTTGAACGTGGAGACGTAGTCGAGGTGTTTGCGGATGGCCCAGGCGGCGATAGCGAAGTTGCGGGCGGCGTCGCGGGTCGTGGCGGAGAGGATCCGGCGCTTGCGTGCGGTGAGCTGCCGGTCCTCGTCGAGCGTCTTGGTCTTGGGCGCGCGGCGCCGTCCGCTGGACTCGACGGCGTCATAGCCGAAGGCGCGGCTGGCGGCGCGGACGATGCGGGCAAAGGAGGGCATTAGAAACACCCTCCGAGCTTGAGGCGGGAAATTCGGGGTCGAGTGGTCCCGGCTGCAATCGAGGCGTCGTCGTCGGCCTTCAGGTCGGCGAGCCGTTTGCGCGCGGCGGCAAGATTGATGCGCGTGGTGGTTCCGTCGGTCGTGACGGACTCGACGGCCGCATTGAGAGCGGCCTCGAGGTCGGCGATTTCGGTGCTACGGTCAGCCATACCCTCTTATTAGCGAGGGGATTGGACAGACCGGCGAGCAGGGAAACTACGCGACGTAGTTTTCGTTTGCGTCGGGGTCGGGTTTGACGGTGTTGCGGACGTGAAATTCGCGGACGAAGAGGTTGCGGCGACATTTCGGACAATACTTCCGGCGCCAAGTGATCGCGTGGTAGGGCTGACCGGTCGGTAGGGTGCCGTGGAGTTCGCGGTGGCGAGACGCCGAGCCGGGAATGATTTTCAAATCGGTGTTGCCGCAGGGACAGGCGGCGGGGATGGCGACGGCGTGGTAATAGCGGCGGTTGCGGGCGCCTTTGGGTCGACCGGGGCAGCGTTTTTTCTTGGTGGTCTTGGTCGTCATGGCAGGCCTCGTGCTTATAGGTATTTGACGCGTTTGCGGGGACGTGCTGGCGATGGTTTGGCGGCTGTGTTGGAGATGCCGGCGACGGAAGCGGCGACCATGGCGCCGACGGCGCAGTCGAGGAGGTGGTTATCCTGGCCGGGCTTGGCGGACCATTCGTAGACGGTGCGTTTTCCGTGCGCGGTTTTCTTAGGCACTTCGGCGGCGAGGTGGTCGGCGATCATTTGGTGGTGTTGCGCCGCGTTTTTGTGGTGGTAGAGATGCACGGCCGCGCGGGTGCCAAGGGGGAGGGCGAGGGCGTCGTGGAAGCGTTTTTTCCAGTAGTTGGTGTCGTAGACGATGCCGACGAGATGACGGCCCTTGGCCTTGGTTGGAACCCACTCGGGTCCGTAGGGTTTCCCTCTGGATTGCTGCCACTGCGAGATGGGGGCGCCGCTGGCTTTGATGCCGCGACCGTACGATGGCGAGAGGATGCCGGCGTGCGGGGACTGGCGGAGTGCGGAATTGACCAGCGCGGACGTGCCTCCCCAGTTGGCGTCGACCATCAGACGGCTGAGCCGGAGCGTGGCGCCGTCGTCGCGTCGGTAGTCGTGGCCGGCGAGCGTGGCGACGAGTTCCTGGATGCCGGCGAAGATGGCGGCCTCGTCGTCGGTGCCGGGGTAGCGGCGTTTGAGCGTCTGGCGCGCATCGGCGAGGGTGTAGTAGCTGCGTTTTTGCGGCGGCCAGGAGCCATAATCGAGGATGTATCCGGTGAAGCCGTGTTCCCAGGCGGCGACGAGCCAGTAGAGGAGTTTGCCCTGGACGTCGACGAAGGCGGTCAACCGGTCGCAAGGGGTCGGGAACTGGCGCCGCGGGAAGCCGGAAACCTTCGTGGCGATCTCGGGGGCCGTCAGGATGGCGAGGTCGGCCTCTTCGCGTTGCGGTTGGTTCTGCGCTTCGGCCCAGAAGGCGGCCTCGTCGCGGATTTTCAGGTTCATGGCATGTTGAACGGCGCTTAGTTCGGTCGGCAAGTGCCGGTGCTTCCAGGTGACTTTGGCGCCGGCGTCCATTTTGCGGCGGTGTTTCTTGTAGAAGGCGTTGGCCTGGCCGGGTCCCTGTTCGGTGCGCAGTGCGTGGCGTTGGATGTCGGCGTACTGGTCCCAGAGTTCGAGGTCGTCCGGGAATGAGTCGACCATTTGGGTCCGGTGCCCTTGCCATTCGGGGTGTTTTTCCCGATCGAGCATTCGGTCGGCCATGTCGTCGGGGTAGATGACGGTGCATGGCATGACAACCGCGATTGGCTTGGTGGGGCCGGCCAGATAGGCGATGTCTCCGGCCAGGACCCGCTCACGGTAGTGGCTTTGGCTTGGTGAGCGTGCGGACTCTCGAGTTTGCGGGTCGTCGCAAACGGCGAGCTGCGGCCGGACGACGGTGCCGTCCTGGAGTTGGTGGTTGAGGCCGCGGAGTTCGCCGGTCAGACCGTAGGCGGTGATGACGGCGCCGGAGGCGGGATAGGGTTTGCCGGTGGCGTCCAGGATGGTCGGCAAAACAATGCGGCGGGTTTGCCAGGCAATCGCCGTACGTGCTCCGGCCTGGCGCTGGCCTTCGGCGCGGCGGGAGGAGTTCTCGAGGCAGCGAATCGGGTAAATGACCTCGGGGAAGTCGGCCAGGAGCAGGTCGTTGGTCGAAAGGCTGGTTTTGATGTTGCGGAGCCGCTGCTCGCCGGCCGTTTCACTCGGTCCGATGATGGTCGAGTAGAGGGAATGGCCGCAGATGGCGGCCCAGATGGCGGCGGCTTCGGAAAGCGTGGTCTTCCCGGACCCGCGCGGCATGGCAAAGGCGAACAGGCCACCGAAAAGGACGGCGGTCTGAATCGTGGCAGCGGCGCGTTTGTGGTAATCGGCCCAGGGCAAGAAAAAGGCGGCCTTCAGGTGGGTGCGGCAGAAGTAGGGAAAGGACTTTATGGCGCGGGCGCGCCGGCGGGGATTCTCGACAGGCGGGATCGGGCCGATGTCCTGGCCAACCAGGGTGAGGGCGCGGCGGCGATCGCCTCTACCACGCTGAGTGGTCAGGTACTCAGCAGCGGTCGGCGCCTCGCTCCGTGGTCGCCCACGTTTTCGCTTTGGCGTCTTTGTCGCCGTCGATGAAGTCATCCATTGTGTGTGCGGGTGCTACTCAGATTTTACTACAGATGACATTATCCCAACACATTACCGCCTTTTTCGGTGC